TCGACAGACTTAAGAAAAAGGGGTATCTGTAAAATGCAATATAAAAAGGTAGAAACTTATCAGTTTACTTTGCCTAAAGAATACAAAGCGTGTCTGGATTTTAAAGATGAGCTTCGAGCTTCGGGCATTCCTTTTATGGAAGATGGCGGAATGATGTATCAGACTATCACGATTGTGGTAAGAGGAACGTTCGATAAGACGGAGGATGCGAAACTATGTCACTAAAATTATTGGCATGGGTATTTGGGATTCTTTGTTTAATTCTTGTTGCTATTATATTTTCCTTACTCAAGAAAAAAGAAGATGGCGCAATAGTTATCAACAAAACAGATCCAATGAAAGATACATATACTCTTGAGCTTTATATTCCATTTGGGGAACTTGATACTAAAAAGAAAGTCGTGTTTAAAGTTCGCGAAGAGTAACTTATATTTGCACCACATGGTGCAGAAATGGTGCGCAAAGGTAGAAAAAGAAGTACTAAAATAGATCAGGGTTAACCAATTCGGCAAGCCCTGATCTTGTATGTTGTTGCAAATTATAAGCAGTGAGTTCTTTTGTTTTTGTTTTCTGATTCGATTTACTTCTTTAATACCTATACGTTGAAGAGGAAATGAACTATATATTCCCTCAAATTTCAACACATATATTTAGAATAATGCATCCATGGTGCAGATGGCTTTTTGTTTCTGCTCCGCCATTACATCCTGGTAGATATTCATCGTAGTAATAACGTTTTTATGGCCAAGAATACTACTAACCACTTTTACATCTATCCCGGATTCCAGCGCTCTGGTTGCAAAGGTATGCCTAAGCGCATGCATACCTTTATATTCTAATCCATTCTTAATACAGAAATTCTTCCAGGCGAGGATTGCATTCTGCTGATTGATAATGTTGTACCGCATATTTGGAAACACAAGATTTCGGTAGTTTGCGTCCTCGTCCAAAGTGGTCTTATGCTTTCTTAGCCACTCAAGAGTTGATGGAGCTAGGTAAATTGTACGGACGCCAGCTTTTGTTTTAGGATGTTCTTGAATAGTCATAGATCCGTGTATGGCTACAGACGTCTTGTGTATATTCACTTCTCCAGTCTCAAGATTCACATCATCCCACGTAAGCGCAGTAGCTTCTCCGAAACGCATACCTGTGCTGATCAGAAAGTAAAAGAGCTTTTGGTTTGCCTCCTTTCCCTCTTTACACAGACTAACTATTTTTGTCTGGTCAGCACTGGCATACGCTTCGATTTTCTTAGGCGGTCTAAGTTTATGAAGCTCTACACCATTATGAGGGTTCTTTCCGATTATATTTCGGTCAACTGCGAATTGCAGGCAGCTTTTCAGCTGCACACTGAGCCCATTAACTGTGGAATGGGAATAGGTTTTGACTTCGTATTTTTTCCCGTTGGATTTTTTCTGAAAAACCTTTGCATACATCTCCTCAAGGATAAAAGGTGTCAGCTCATCAAGTCTAAGATGTCCTATGTAAGGATAGATGTGATTTTGGAACTGAGCCTGAAGTCGTATGAACGACTGCTCGGTAAGCTGAGGTTCTTTTCTTGTTTCGAGCCAATACTCGCACCACTCTTGGACTGTTATATTTTCTCGTTCGTACACGGGCTTCACCTGAAGCTCTGCAAGTTTTAATTCAACCTCCTTTTTAGTTCTCCCAGATACTGATTTTCTCTTACCATTAACTGTTACCTGGCCTCTCCATGAGTTGCCACGCTTATAAATGCTACCCATTATTTCTCCTTTCTTACAAGGCATTTATATTTTGCCTTGGTTTTTAAAAAGTGCTTCGTAACCCAACATTTGCCACCTTGTTTCGGCTTTTAACGTTGGGTTAGAATGTTTGCCATCTTGTTCCGATTTGCGCGATTCTGTGCTTTTGACCGGTTTCTCCGAAGGCGTTATATTTTCCTCACCGATAACTATACCTAAGGAGGGGAAGATGCAAACAGATATTGAAATAATAGGTATTAAAGAAGTAACTGAATTATACGGCTTTTCAAGAAAAGAAGCAACGAGGCTTTTAAATACGAGGGGGTGCCCGGTGCTTCCTAGGTCGTCAGGCCAACCGTACAGAATAGTTAAGGAGGAATTCGAGACATGGCTACGGACGAGAAGATGCTAGAGGAGCTGTATGAACTTTTGGGTTTATATTTTGGGATAGAGATCGGTAATGGTGTAGTGAAACCAGGGAAAGGAATGGTCGAACCGCAGCTTGACAGGGTTATATTACGCGAAAAGTTGCTCACAAGAATTACAACGCTTATAGTAGAAGGGTTTACGTGTAATTCGAAAGGAGAGTAATTATGGAAGAGAATTACAAAATCACAACTGAATCTTTAAGAGAAGGACTTGAAGAGGTTCTGGATTATTTGCAAGGCGGAATAATGAACGCGTCAACAAGTATTCCATTCGATGACCAAGGAAAGAAACGTGGTCCAAGCGAATTCAGTCAGTGCGCGGATGCGTATAAGGAACTTTGGAAAATCTATCAGGCTGAACTCGAACGTGATTTGGAATCCGACATCAAGAGCGCTGAGAAAGAGCGAAAGAATTGCGAATATCTTGAGGAAACAGCTCAGAAGAATAAAGAGCTGAAACTTAAGGAGCGCGAACTTGAACTCAAAGAGCGTGAAATGTATGTTAAGGAACTGAGCGCGAAAGAGAACTGCAGATGGTGGAATAAACCACTCGTGCAGACTGGAGCAATTTGTGCGACCACACTTGTAGTGAATGGAATAGCGTTATACTTTAACGCCAGCGAGACACCACTCAAGAACATATTCTCAACGTGGATGATTCGACCAAGACTGTAAGAATTAACTAAACTCGGGCGGTGCACTTTTACACCGCCTATATTTTTTGCCTATGAGATACTACACAACTAAACCAAGAGGAGCGCTCACAACACGCAGGTATCTGTATGAATGTAATCATCCTTTATATTCTCAGTGCACTCTTATCAAGAAAGGAGATCTGGGACTTGCAATTGTACAGAAGAGATACAATAGGAAGCTAAAGATATTCTGGTATGGGCCAATCGACTCGTGGCTTGCCGATGAGGTCGTAATCCAGGAAGGCTTTGAGTCATATTTTGCTAAGAATGCCGCGAAGTGTACGGACGGATTATATCCTACAGTCGAGATACGAAGGCTTATGTGGGCTCTTAAGATGAAACCGCTTAGAAAAGACTGGCACGATTCACAACTTTTACAACTCCTATAATGAACAGTATCACTCGTCGTTATGAAAGGAGCAATACGATGCATAAAGAATTTAAAGACGAACTGATCGCGTATCTTATAGAGAATGATATTCCTTACTATGAGGAGACACAGATAGAGAACTACTATGCGATTTATATTCACGATAAGGATGCTTACTACAAAAAGAAAAAGCATCCAAGAAAGTATAAAGACCTGTATGTTCCCTATCTCAGAGTGTCCCATTTTGATGAGGATAGACTCTATACGAGACGGGACGGTATATGCGGTTATATGAGTAAAGAACGAATAATGGATATTGTTAATAAACTTGGAGGAATCAAGTAACGATTCTGCAAAGGCCTTGGCAACAGGGCCTTTTATATTTGCCAAAAGTCACAACTTTTACAACGCATATAGTGACAAACATGTATAGGGTGTATATGCGAAAGGAGAGATTGATATGACATTTTTTAATTGTTTTATGGCATTTGTAGGCATTGTCTGTGACCTGACTATTATATTCTGGGTCGCATGCAAGGTGAAACCTTCACTGCTGGACAACGAAAGAATAGAAGCTATCTACGACTTTATCGTAGGTTATGATCCTGATACGGATGAAGTATACGAGACTGAGTAAAATCAGCTCGTATATTTTCTGTCTCATAAAAACTTTAACTCATCGATAGAAAGGAGAAAACGATGGAAAAGAAGAATGAACTCAAGAAGAAGGTGCAGGAGAACAGAGGAACACTTACTGCAGTAGCAGTACCAGTCATATGCATTGCAGGCTATATCGGGATTCTTGTGTGGGAACATAAGACATTCAAGACTGTTCCTGTCAAAGACTGGAAGAAACTGACAGGACAGAGCACATTCGATGAACTTCTGGATAAGAAGATTGTCGGGTCATTCGCCACAGTTGAGTACGAGGATGGCACAGTCGGAATCGTCAAGGATATTCTGGCAGTTGCCGATAAGCTTATCGAGCAGTCGCCTAAGGAGGGATAAGATGGCCAAGACAGTATATGGCGAATACTCTAAAGACGGATACGGCTTTTGGGGGTATGTGGAGACGGAGCGACGAATGATGCTCTTCTCAACTCCTAAAGAGTATGACGAGTATATTGCCGACCATAAGATAGTTAGAAAGGAGCCTTACTGGAAACAGCAGGGCTCCTCTTATTTTGACTAAAAAGTCACAACTTTTACACCTCCTATAATGAAGAGGAGGTACAAACCAATGAAGATTATTGGACGTAAAAACAAACGGATATTTAAGGTTGTACTCACACAGGAAGGATCAAGAAAGTATCAACTCCTGTTCCTGGCCTTTGGGCATTTGCCGTACGAAGACGTACATCTTTGGGGAACGAGCAAATCCCAGAGACCGGGAAAAGGAAAGGATGTTATATATCTGATCCGTGTGAATGAGAACCAGAAGGATATTGTCAAGAAAACATTGGGTGATTATATCGTATCACTCGAAGAAATTGAGGAGCTTTAACAAGGCTCCTTAATTGCTGCCACAACTGAATATTGAAAGGAGAGAAAGATGAGAGACCTTACTAATTTGGAATTATACGCTTGGCATGTTGGCGATGTACAGGCAAATGTAGAAGAGGCTAAAGACGACATTAATCTGGCAATATGCTATGAGGACCATGGTGATGAATTCCTGTATATTCGCACTAAAGACGGCGAGGCTTTTACATACGGATGGTTTATTAACAGACCATTCTGCATTTTAAGCGAGGCCGATGATTGGGTTCTCAGGAGGCCTATTCCAGGAGTTGCAGGAAAAATAGACTCGAAGGATGCGGAGTATCTCAGCTTCGACGAAGTTTCTTGGGTTTATAAAGATGGTATGGAGCTTAAACCTGGCGAATACTACATATCATATGACGATCCTGACGAATGGGGAGTAGAATCTGGATCTCTTTCGCTGGACCAGTTTGCAGATGATGCACTGGAGAAAGTCAGAAGAGATGTCGTGGAGTTGAAAGCAAAACTTCAGGGATATTTGGACGAGCTGAATCCAGATAACGAGAAGTTACCAGAATTACTCGCAATCAGAGACCAGATAGGAGCGTTCCTATTTTAGATAAACTACCACAACTGAATATTGAAAGGAGAGAAAGATGAGTTACATCAACAGAGACTATGAATGGCCGTATAACCTGGCCTACGATATTCTAGGGGATGACAAAAGATTCAAAGACCTTTTGCCATATTACCTTGAAGATGCTGTGAAGGTTAATTTGAGTGCACGGGAATGTAAGATTATTTATCTTAGATATTTCCACAATAAAAGTTATGACGAACTCGGAAAAGAATTCTGCGTAACAAGGGAACGAATAAGGCAGATTCAGGCTAGGGCTATACGAAGACTCAGATATCTTGAAAATAGATATATGGGCATTCGCAGATGCGACTACAACATGGTAGTTCAGGAGAATGTTAATCTCACTCTGCAAATGAAACAAGCTAATGATTATGCGGAGCCTAATGATGAAGTTAAAGTTAAGCTTACCGCATTTTTAGATACACCAATTGAGGATCTTGGACTATCTGTCAGATCTTATAATTGTTTGGCTAAGCGCAGCACATTTGCTATTTATAGAGATTTTCAGAATTTCAAGATTGCAGATCTATTTAGAATACGCAATCTCGGGAACAAGTCCATGTCTGAGATCCTTGACAAACTTGATGCGATAGGATTCAAGGCTTGCTCTGGGGATCATATTTTAGACTTAGCTGAATGGTTTGCAAACAGCGAGAAATACCCAGACGCAATGTTTGTATGGAAAGGAGAGAAAGATGATTGAGTACAATTCGCCAAAGCCCAATATGAACATGAAGAGATATGTATTTCGTTACCACAGCGAAATGGCGTTCGTGTTTTATGAGCTGAAAAACGACATAGACTTGTTCGAACGAACCAGTATTGCAAGACTTCACTACTTTTGCGGTCTTCCATACACGGAAGAAGAAAAGTCGCTTGGCTGGACAAAGACAGATTGGCCAGAAGCGGTGATGGGTCTAATTAATGGCGCATACACAATTATATTTCCAGAGGCAAAAGAAATTGAGCCTCTATTTTAGATAAGGAAAGGAGCAAAACAATGAAAATCACAGCAGAACAGATCATGGCAGGAACACTCGCATTCGGAACAGTAAGCTTCACAACTTACAAGTTCATCGAGCTTCACAACAAGAAGAAAGCAGTAGCAGCAATCGACTCCCTTGCAGATCATGTCAATCTTGACATTAACGATCCATATCTCAGGGAATACATCGAGAAGGCGGTAGACCAGGAGATCAAGCGGGCTGCAAGTAAGGCGGCGGAAGATATTGTGAATCTTCAGAAGAGCACAATCTCAACCGCTGTAAGTGCAGAAGTCAAGTCTCAGAAGGATATTCTGGCAGGCTCAGTAAAGTCAGCTATCGCGGGCAGAGTCGGAAAGCTTAATATCGATGATATTAAGAAGGAGGCTCTTGCAGAAGCGAAAGAGATGGCTTCAGATAAGCTCAGAGAGGACATGGACGATATCCTTGACAACTACAAGCAGGGACTCGATAACATGGCTACTATCTATAAGGCTATATCTGAAAAGGCGTCCAAGTCAGCATCGACCTCTGGACTGTCATTCGACTTTTCGCTGTAGGAGGGCATAATGCACAAAAGATTGATAGTTGGCTGTCTTATATTTGCGGCAGGAATTGCTGTCGGGTATAAGGTCGGAGAAGATAACGCCGTAAAAGACTATGCCGAGTGGCAGAAAAGTCATAAGTTCTCATGCTGGAGAGCACGTAAAAATCCTGAAAGACCGGGGGATTATCCTCCGGTCTTTGTTATTGAGACAACCAAAGTGGAGGCGCAGAAATGAACAAGAAATTTGTAGCTTTTGAAGCATATTGCAAGAAGTGTAAGTACGAGAAGCTCGATGGATGGAAAGATCCGTGCAATGAATGCCTGACTGTGGGCGGAAGAGAAGAGACAGTAAAGCCTCTTAAGTTTGAGGAGAAGGAGGAAAAGTAATGGCTATATTTACATTCAAGACAACAGTAGAATACGCAGATGCAATGTGCAATCAGAGCAGGCTCTTTGATATTCGTGAGAAGGCGAAGGGAATCAAGAAGGGCGATATTATCCGCTATGAGCCATGGTATAGAGGCAAAGCCGTGGTAGGCCATGCAATCTCAAACAAGAGATTCAGAGTTAATTACGTGGATGGAAACGACCCGAGAGTTATGAAGGACTTTGATATTTTCCAGCTCTCGGAGATCGAGCCGGAGTTCGAATAGGAGAAAGGAAAAGGAAAGGAGCAAGTAATGGATACTGTTCAGGCTAATAAAATACTCAAACTTGCTGATAGCATGAAAAAAGCAGAAATATGGAATGATGATTTTGCAGCTTTAATAGAAAAAGAGCCATTGCATAAACTCCGGTCACAAATGAATGATTTATTTTATGTAAAGTTGTCGTCTGATTTGTACCGAATTGACAAAGAGTTTAGAGAGACAGTGAATGTTCTGGAGATGATTGTACACGCAGAGTATGCCAAAAGAGTAAAAGAGCATCCTGCGGAAGTCGCTAAATTTGAGGCGAAACTTAAAGAAATTGCGAAAAAGGTGTGCAAAAAGAATGTGACTGAAAAGGAGGAAAAAGATGGTTCTACATGCTAAGCAAATATTTGACAAGGTGCTTCTTGACGGAGAACATCCTGAAGATTTTATAGCTTATATTTCCCATGCCATGGAAAGAGAATTGGTTAATAATTTTATAGTTCAACTCGAAGACCACAAGCTTCATGCTGTTGTTCTGAAAGAGCCTGAGTTTATAGAAAACCCACCAGGATCGTGGCAGAATCAGAGCGCTTACAGACAAAACCTTGTGTGCTTCACATTCGTCCAGTGTAAAGATTGTTGTATGGCATATCCTTGGTGCCATAGGTTCAGAGACGAACTCGGAGGCGAGGGATATTGTCCATACGGAAGGGAGATAAAGGAGATAAACGATGAAACCAATTAGAATAGATGGTTTTACAGAAAAATGCCCTAAATGTGGAGAGAAAGTAATGTACGCAGTTGGGACAGGAACTATATTTCACGGAGCATCGGAATCATACGAAGATTGGCGTGTTATAAAACACGACTACTGTCCGAGGTGTGGAACAAAAATAGAAAGAGACGGAAAGGAGTAACAAATGATTATTAACATACCATTAACAATAGATGATGAACTCTGGGCAAGCGCATTGGCCAGGGACTATGAATCAAAAGTTACTGAACGACTGACGGCCGAAGTTCGAAAGGCTATCTGCGATCATGATGCGTACAAGGATCAAAGACGCGCAATGGCCACATGGGTTGGCAGTAAAATCGATGATATTTTGAAGGAGCATAAAGATGAAATTATTGACGCCGCCGCAGAGAAGCTGGCTGAGAGACTTGCACGAACAAAGAGAGCAAAGGAGGTACTCAATGAGCATTATGAACATGTATGATTTCGACGAATGTCTTCTTCTGGACAACAAAGGCAAAAATACAGTTAAAATACAGCCTACAGAAATATCTATAGGCACATTTAGTCTTGATAGCGCTACAGAGATTGAAGTACGTGGAATACTACGAGATGACGATTGGCGACCTAATAGTTTTCACTTCGAACCAGCGCGTAGAAAAGGTAGAAAAGTTGATTACAGCAAAATGTATGGCGCTATGTTTTGTGAAATGCCAAAAATCAAGGATGTTAAATTTAACGACCCGGCAACTATAGTGTTCTGGGCTGACGGAACCAAGACCGTAGTCAAGTGTCAGGACGATGATATTTTCGATCCTGAGAAAGGTCTCGCAATGGCAATCACTAAAAAGGCTCTGGGCAATAAAGGTAACTATTGTAATGAGCTTAAAAAGTGGTTACCGAAAGATGAAGGGGCGACGTTGGAATACACACTGAATACGTCAGCGACATCGACATCGATAAACGATATGGGACAGAGTATAGTCGACGCAGTCAACAAGATGCTGAATCAGCTTGAAGGGAGTAAGTGATGACGATAAAAGAGGAAATACAGATTGAAGAATATAAACGAGCATTTGCAGAAGCGTACAAACAAGGCTTTATAGACGCTATGAGCATGTGCAAGACCGAGCCACAGACGGAAAGGAGCGGAGTTCTGTTCAGAGGCGAATTGGAAGAAGGCGATTACAGGTTGATGAAGACCACGGATGGATGGGTGCTTTATGGCAAGGACATCGTGTTCTGTGGATTGGAAAGGAGTAAGTAATGGAATTTAGAGCACAAAACATAGTGCGTGATTACATAATGAAGCATCTTGATAAATCAGATGATATTCCGGAATTTGATGTATACACAGTATGGAAATGCAAAGCTTTGCAGAACTGGAAGTTCCTTATATCCAGTACATTATTAGATGGAATGTACTATGAAGTAACATTCAATGGAGATAAAAAAGAATGGTATCTCGACGCATATAAAAAGTTTGAGAATGTAGTGGTCGAAGAGCCGTATGAAACGGTAGTTGATGTATACAACGATCTAGGACCGGAAAGGAGCAGATGATGAGTGATATAAGCATAGCTGTTGCAGCAATGTGCATCCTGTCCTATTGGTTTGGTTTATGGGTTGGTAAAACAAGTTAAAGTGAAAGGAGCAGACGATGAGTAGATATATTTTCGATCTGAAGAAATGCCCTAAGTGCGGACGATTCATGATGGATGATTCGATGCGCATTCAGGGTGGATGGAAGATAAGATGGTACTGCTTATGTGGATACCAAGTGGAGGAAAAGAAATGATAGGTTTCCTTTTGAAACTAGTAATAACCTTCTTCGTTATATTTTCACTCTACTGGGGAGCAATTGAATTTCTTTGGGAAGAGGACAAAATCAGCGATGAATGGCACGATATTGTGCAGGAATTTGGAAAAAAGAGCATGGCCGGATTGATGATAGGTAGCATTGTCACATTGGGGGTCATGCTCATTTTTCTTGTGTGGAAAGGGGTTTGAGAATGAGCGGAAAAGATTGTATTAATGCTGCTCCGGAGATTTGTTTGCATACGAACTGTGAATACGCTGAGAGATTTGCAAATCAGCTATTCTGTAGCAAGTACGGAAATGAATCATTTGAAGTAACGCCGGTAGTTCCTGAAGATATCGTAAACCACCCATCACATTATGAGACTGGGAAATTCGAATGCTTTGATGTTATGAGAGAAGCATTTGGCGATGAGGCAGTGAAGAATTTCTGTATATGTAACGCATTTAAATACCTTTACCGCCATCAGAGAAAGAATGGCATTGAAGATATTCGTAAAGCTAAATGGTACATTGACCATTTTCTCGGGATAATAGATGAGGGGCTGTATGATGAATGATATTTTCAAATGGGTTGCGGACCATCCGGACGTTGAACTGATGATGACTATGCATCGAGACAGCTTTATTGTCCAGCTAACGCATGTGGACAGCCGATACAGGCTCAAGCATGCGTTTTACGTTGATCAGATGGAACCTTATATTTTGGATGTTCTTTATGAAGAGCTTAGACGACGTATCGGAATGGCTGTATTTATGGAGGAAAGTGATGGCTAATAAAAACGGTGGAATCAGAAGAAGCGATAACGGGATTTATATTTACATAAGCCCGGAGGAGAAAGACCAACTGGATGCTGTTTGCGACTACATGGGCATAAGTAGAAGCAAGTTTGTGCGTATCACTGCAGATGCTGTATATAGCAGAATACTCATGGGAAACTATGATATTTCTGCAGAAGAGATAGCAGAGAGGCATAGTGTAGGATATGGAACAGTGATGGACCTTTGTAATATCTATGAATAGGAGGGGCGATGATTAGAATAGCTTATATTTGTGACCGAAAGAGGCCGTGCAATATGTATGGAGCCTGTGGAAACGAGTGCACTCACACGTTTGATGAATTTCACACAGCTAACGGCATAATCCACAATATCGATGAGCTTGAGACTGACAGATTCAGAAAAGTTTACTGTGTGAATGAAGACACATATTACGAGGAGGCAGAAGAATGGTCAAATACTACTGCGACAGATGTGGAAAAGGAAGAAGAAAAGTAGAGCTATTTACAGTGACGATCGAGCCTCCAGAAGTGCGAAGTTATAATAGTTCGCTGGCGATGTATTATGATGGAGATCTTCACTTCTGCGATGATTGCATGAAAAAGATCAACGACTGTATTGAAGAACTTGGGAGGAATGATGATTAAGATATTTGCAGGTTTTGCTACGTTGTGGCTCACGGTGTTCTGTGTGTGTTCAGCAGCACTTTGCGCACTAAAACTATTTGGCGTAATCTAACGTACGTGCTATAATTTTCCATGAGGAGGGAAAGTTATGGCACGTAAGAAGAAAGATCCTTATGGCGGACTTGATCCGCTTATTACTAAGAACATAGAGTACGCTAAAAAGCATCTGGTTCTATCTGATCCTGTCGGATGGGATGAGTATGATGCGGATTATATTCCTGAGGGATGCCGTGCCTGCGGTGGAGACTATCCATTATGCAGGCAAGGCTGTCCTCTGTATGACGACTGAGTCGCAACTTTTACAACTTATATTATGAAGAGACCTATCAAAAACAGGTCTCTTTTATTTTGCCTAAAAATCTAAATCAGAAAGGAGCTAAGATGAGTTATTTCAGAATCATTCCGGCAGCAAGCAAGCGTCACGGCATATTTGATACGGTCAATGAGGTGGCCAAGGTTACAGGAATGAAGTACAGAGATGTTCTGAAGACAATAGGATTTGCGAGCACCGGGGAACTGATTGCATTTATTAACCAGAACCCACATCCATATTTCAACAAGTCTGTGTTCATCTCTAAAAAGTTAAACGACGTGTGCAGAGAGATGCACGCGCCTATCAGAATCGTAAGACCATACAGGGAAAGGAGCAATAATGAATACTGATAAGATCACAAAGGCGCTTCCGCCTATATTTGTTGGTATGGGAATGGCATTTGGAGTAGCCGCAACTGTAGACGGCATTAAGTCCACATTCGATATTTGTGAGGATGGGTATGGAAAAGAGTACTTTAATGATAAGGATATTCCACTTCAGGAGAAACTGAAGACAATCGGAAAGTATTATTGGAAGACCGGAGTAGCAACCATGCTTGCCGGCGGATGCTTCATGGGCTCTGTTAAAGGATATTCTTCGCAGGTTGCACTGGCAGGAGCTGCATCATATTGGAAGAAGTATGCTAAAGAATATAGAGCTAAGAACCGTGAGCTTTATGGACCGGAAAATGACAGAAACATCGAACAGGCGGTAACGCATGATCATATTCTCCAGAATCCGCCGCCGAAGAAGATGAGAGATCCTAATGCACTTTGTATGTACGATCCAATCACTGACCAATATTTTGAGGCTACACCTGCGGAACTTGAATATGCTGAGAAGGTTATGAATGATATTCTGGGCAAGGGTTGCCCGGTTCACTATTGGTTCCTTCTTAAACATTTCAGAGGCATAAAGTGGGATCTGCCAATCTGCGATGAGATTGGATGGCATCTAGATGATACCTATGAAGACTATCATTATTATAATGAATCATTCTTCGGGCATATTCTGTTCAAATTCGAAGATGAGTTTGAGGACACTCAGTATGGTAGGATTCATATTTTAAGATGCAACATCGAGCCCATGCTCAACGTGGATGTGGATCTAGGTGTAACCGAAGATTCACAAGAATTACATTGCCTATAATAGGGGGACTCGTATGGGTCCTCCTTTACTTATATTTTGTGCCAATATGAAAGGAGACAAGAAATGAAGAATGAATTATTCAAAGTTGGCAAGAAGGTAATGTTCGCCGCAGGAAAGTATAAGTCATGGGTTTTATATGGTATGTCTGCGGGAGCGACAATGGGAGCTATATTCCTGGCCGTACAGGCTGGAATGGAGTATCAGAGACTTAAAGATCTCGAGGAAGAACTTACCTGGAAAGATTACGGACGTATATTTGGGCCTTGTATGGCTGCAGGCGTGTTTGCACTTGCGTGTGGATTCGCCGGCCTTAATGACAAGGAGAAAAAGTATGCAGCAGCCGCAGCTCTTGCAAGCATGTATGAGTCTAAAGGAGACGAATTCGAGGCTAAAGCAAGAGAGATATTTGGTGATAAGGAGGTTGATAAGGCGCAGGAGGAAATCCTGAAGGATAAACTTAATAATGCGCAGGAACCGATGATCAATTATACCGGAACAGCATTTCTGGATATTGTAACCGGACAGTATATTTATATGGATTATGAGGTAATCAGAACGAAAGTGAATGATATGAATGACCATATGAATAGCGGTCACGATATTTCTAAATCCGAATGGTGCGATAACTTTGATTTAATGTCGACCAAAGGGGATGATGAACTGGGATGGTGTACTGAACTGACCGGTAACATCCATATTAAGCCATTCTTCCACACACTTGCTAGTGGTAGAACGGTTGCTGCACTTAGAGTTCTGGAAGAGCCAAGACTCTTTAGTGAAAAGGAAGAAAAGGAAGAATATTATACGGACGAGGAAATTGACGAATATTATCGTCAGAGAAATCCAGGATGGTCGGAGGTGTAAATGATGGTAGCCGATAAGGAATTAACGGCTATCGTCAAGGAACTTAAGGAACTGAACAGGAGGCTCGATAGACTATGTCGGGCCTCCATATTCTCACTTGACGAGCCTGTAATAAGGGTAAAGCATGATTATTCAGGCGAAACAGAACCCGAAGTCAACAAAGACTAATATTTTTGTGTAAAAGTCACAACTTTTACAACGCCTATAATGAAGGGTATTAAACCAAAATCTAAAACAATATTTCTAATTATGAAAGGAGCACTAAAATGGCTAATAACGAAGTAGTAATGGAGACAGTTAATACCGCAGCAGAGGCAGCTAAGAAAGTTGACCACACTGGAGCTATATTTGTAGGACTTGGATTCCTTGCAGGAGCCGCACTGACAGTCGGCACTATTCAGGGAGCTAAGAAACTCAAGAAGATCCGTGCGGAAAAGAAATCGAAGAAAGCTGCGCCAGTGGCGGTAGTCTCCGAGAAGTAGTTATATTTAGTAGACAATTGAATATGGAAACGGGATTTAAGGGGCTTGTAACAAAGCCTCTTATTTTTCGCCTCTATTGACGCCAAGTCACAGGTTTTACAACGCCTATAATGAGGGGACTCAATAGTCCTCTGCGATTTATATTTGGCGTCAGCGAAAGGAGCAAAGACATGATGACTAATATTGAAATAATTTACGATGGTATAAAACTCGGTGCAGGTTTTGCAGCAAGCAAAGGCGCAAAGATAATCATGGACGGAATTGTAGAACAGTTCACACCTGACGATCTTGATAACACAAAGAAAATGTGTGTTGAGATTGCCAAGTGGGGCGGTGCTGCAGCATTCGGAAGTGTATGCGCTAACAGCGTTAAAGACAAACTTGACAGAGGTAAAGCACTCGTAGAATCAGCAAACAAGATAATTGAGTCGATCAAGGAAGGCAGCAAGAATGCCGAGCCTGTAGTAAAAGACGTAGAAGATAATCAGATCGTAGAGATTGATGATCCTGAACTTGTAGAAGAGGAAGACGAAGAGGACTTCCTGAAGTAGAAAGACGTGAGTCTGTGTATTAAATACATGGACTCTCTCTTTTTGCAACACGTCTTATATTTTTGCCTAAAAGGAGGAGACTTTATGGCGCAGACAAACATGCCAACTATTTATGACACTAAGCCCGATACTCCAAAAGAGAAAAAAGTGGAAAGTGTCTTAAATGGTGACGAATTTGTAACCAGAAGAAGGTCGGTAGGTAAGAAACTTGGGGATATTCTCCTTAATGGAGACCTTCAGGAAGTAAAAAGTTACCTAATAGAGGACGTACTGATCCCTTCTATTAAAGAGACTATATTCGAACTTGCTAACAAAGGTCTGGACATGCTTCTGTTCGGTGGAACCGGAAGGTCAACATCTAAACAGAACCAGACTTATATTTCCTATAACAACTATTCAAATCAGAATTCAAGAAGAAGTGCGTCTGAAAGAAGCAGAAACAGGCGAGAAGAGATAGGATTCAATGATGAAGAGCTTATATTTCGTGACAGGGGTCCTGCTGAGCTTGTTCTTGAAAAGATGATGGCTATATTTGAGGAATACCACATTGTAACTAAGGCTGATCTCAATGACATTATGAATCGTACCGGTAATTTCACAGACAACAACTGGGGACTTACTGATATGAAGGGCGCATGTGTAGAAAGAATCAGAGGCGGATATTTACTGCATCTACCTAAGTGGAAGCATTTAGACTAAGAAAGGAAGCAAACAATGAGTGTTAAGACTATATTTGAAAAAGTAATGGAGCATAAGACTGAAATCGGTCTTGTTGTAAGTGGAGTACTCGCAGGTGCCGGAACAGTAAGCGCCTGCCTTGCTACTCTCAAAGTAGAGGATATTCTCGATGAGCATAAGGATGCCGTTGAGGATGTTAAAGACAAGTATATTACTCTTGAGCAGACTGGTGATGAAGGAATCGCCATTACTGAGACTATCTCAGACTCAAAAGCTTATAGAAAAGATCTTACTAAGGTATATTTCCATACAGCAGGCAAAATGTGCCGTCTGTATGCCCCTACAGCGCTTATATTTGGCTTCTACGCGATTTCTTTGGGCTCGACGTATAAGGATATTAAAGACCTTAAAAAGCGCAACACAGAGCTTATAACGGCCTTGATAGGAAGAGACGCTATTCTGGCAAGGTATCGTGATGACATGAGAAATCGCATCGGTGAAGAAGCTGAGCAGCGTTTCTACAACAATATTCATACTGAGGATATTGAAACTATAGAAAAGGCTGAGGACGGAAAAGAAAAGAAGCACAAAGTCAAGGGGGCAGAAGTCATCAACGGCTCGCTTTCAGGTGACGCGTTTATATTTGACGAGAGCTGTGACGCTTATGTCGGTCATGACATAAACCACAATCTTTATATTGCAGGACTTCTCAAAAACCAGTGCAGCGATAATCTCTTCTGCAATGGCAGTCTTCTGATGTTCGAGATACTTGACGCGTTCGGTATCGACAGAGATGAGGTTCCTGGAGCATTTGTGAGAGGCTGCCTGTCAGAACGCAAGGGCGGTAAGTCTGATACTGTAGACATGGATATTCGCAAGGTCTGGGTATTTGACGAATCGAAAGAGGAGTATGTAGAGAAGATCCTCGTTGATCCTAAGCTCGACGGGGTTATTGTAGATAGAATTTAAGGTAGGTGATGGTTATGAACAAAGCCGTTTCCGTTATTTCATATATAGGTACTTTGGGCGTCGGATTGTGCGTCGGCGCCCTTAGTACCAGGGCTTATTTTGCAAAAAGAGAGTCCGAAAGGGCAGACAGGGAGATTGAATCTGTAAAGGAGACTATGAGAAAGACATATAAAAAGGAAGAAAAGGAGGATGAGCCGGCGAAGGTTGCCACGGCTAAAGAGAAACACGACGAGATTCCGTCATACAGGGAGTATCATACGTTCTCTGCGCCAGTTGATATTTTGGACAAGCGAGCTGAGCTGGAGCATCCAAGAGAAGAGGAAGAAAAGAAGCCATATTTCATAGACATAGATGACTTCGACAGTGTAACTCTTGGTTATGCTAAGAAGGAACTTAGCTATTATATGGATGATGGCACACTTGTTGATGAAGAGGAGAATATTTTAAGTATTGTAGATACTGTCGGAAGCGCTAATCTTGAGTCGTTCGAGAATTCACTTGAGAGCAGCTGCTATATTCGTAACGAGGCTCTTAAAGAGGATTACGAGATATCTAAAGTGTTCGGCAGTTTCGGATCAATGATGGGTGATGATTAAACGGAGGAATACCTATGATGCGGACATTTAAACATTTCGAATGGCCGGATGACTATTATATTTGGCTGTGCGATCTTGTGGATCTGGATGCTCATAGCGGATATTCCAATCTTATCTCCTTTCTTTATGATACGGAATTCGTCTGGTCAGTTGCGAAGGACGCAAACAGGGCTGGAGACGGCAGGCAGCTTCGAGAAGACTATATTTATGAGGTCGGTTGGGGCGATTGCCTGGATGGTGACTGGCTTATAGAGCCCTGTTCTATATTTGAAATGCTGGTCGCTCTGGCCAGAAGAACCCGTATCGATATCATGCCCGATTATGACATGGAAATCAGTGATTGGTTCTGGATTTTCATCGAAAAATTGGGTTTTGATAGGTATGATGATGGATGTATTTTTGATGAAAAGTTTGTGCCACTTTTTCAAAAAAAAGTGACACATTTCGACTTTTGTGCCACTTTTTTTGAAAAACATGCATTTTCGGGTGTTGACATCTGGAGCAAATTGCAGGCATTTTTGGCAAAAAACTACGATTTTTAGGGTTTTTTGGACCATTTGGACCACTTTTTTTGGTTTCCCTTACCTCTATACGCGAAAAAAAATCAAAAAAATAAAAAAAGTAAGAAAAAAAGTGGCAAAGTGGCACAAAAGTTAAAAAACTTAAAGAAAGGAGCGATTTTGAGTGGATTTTCTACGAATTAGCCAAAGGCAGGGCAAGAACAAAATCACAGAGATATATCCTAAGTTCAGTGCCAAGTCAAGCGGTGATTTAATGATTCGAGGAGGAGACTTTTACGCTATCTGGGACGAGGAAAAAGGGCTGTGGTCTACTAATCAGGATGATGCTATCGATATGATAGACAGGGAGCTTGATAAGTACCGAAAAGAACACCCGGAAGTCGAAGGCGCTAAAGTTTTATATATGTGGGACACAGACTCGGGTATGATCGACAAATGGCATAGGTATGTTCAGAAGCAGCTTACTGATAATTTCCATGCTCTTGATAAGAAGATCATATTTGCGAACACTCCAGTTAACAAAAAAGACTATGCAAGCAAAAGACTGCCGTATTCTTTAAGTGACTGTGAGATACCTGCATGGAACGAGCTTGTCGGAACTTTATATTCTGAAGAGGATAGGCATAAGATCGAGTGGGCCATTGGAGCAGTTGTTAGTGGTGACTCTAAAAAGATACAGAAGTTTCTTGTGTTTTATGGTTCGTCCGGAACTGGCAAGTCAACAGTTTTGAATATTATTCAGGAGCTCTTCGAAGGATATTATACAATGTTCGATGCTAAAGCGCTCGGGTCTAACAATGCAAACTTTTCTTTGGAACCATTTAAGGATGATCCTCTTGTGGCGATTCAGCATGATGGTGATCTTAGCAGAATAGAAGACAACACAAGACTCAATAGTATTGTGTCTCATGAGAAGATGACCGTTGACGCCAAATATTCGAAGCTTTATGTAACGAAGTTCAATGCGATGTTATTTATGGGTACTAACCGTCCTGTAAAGATAACGGACAGTAAATCTGGAATCATTAGAAGACTTATCGATGTCAATCCGAGTGGGAATCTTATTCCTAAAAGACGATATAATCAGCTGATGAATCAGATTAAATTTGAGCTTGGAGGAATAGCGAAGCATTGCCTTGATGTCTATGAAGAGGACAAAAACTTCTATGACGATTATATTCCGACATCTATGATCAGTGCCACTAATGACATGTACAACTTTCTTGAAGAGTATTACTTCGACTTTTCTAAGGATGAGTATATTTCTCTTAATGATGCGTGGAAGCTTTATAAGACATATTGCGTAGATTCAAATGTCAACTATCCGATGATGAAGAGGGTCTTTAAAGAAGAACTCAAGTCATATTTTGAGGAGTTTAAAGACAGGTATAGAGTTGGCGATTCATACGTGAGGAATGTATATTTCGGTCTTAAACTTGATAAGTTTGGCAAACAAGAAGAGAAAAAGGCTGAAAAGAAGTCTAAATCTAAGTCATGGTTAGAACTTAGCGAGCAGGATTCCATATTTGACAAGGAATGCGCAGACTGTATAGCACAGCTTGCCACCGCAAAAGAGACTCCTAAAAAGAAGTGGGAGAACGTCACTACGAAGTTAAGTGATATTGATACGCATAAGTTGCATTATGTAAAAGTTCCTGAGAATCATATTGTCATTGATTTTGACATTAAGGACAAAGATGGGAATAAATCCTATGAGCTAAACAAAAGTGCGGCAGAGCAATGGCCAAAGACCTATGCTGAGTTAAGCAAGGGAGGAGAAGGCATCCATCTCCATTATATTTATGATGGCGATGTAACTAAGCTTAGCCGTATATTCGATGAGAACATCGAAATCAAAGTATTTAATGGTAATTCCTCGTTAAGGAGGAAGCTTACCAAGTGTAATGCTTTACCGATTAAAAAGATAAATTCGGGATTGCCAATGAAAGGAGCGAAGACCATGGTTAATTTCGACACGGTAAAGAATGAGAAAGCTATACGAACTATAATTGCTGATTGTCTGGCTAAAAAGCATCACGGTGCAACAAAACCGGAAGTAGACTTTATATTTAAGATACTTGATGATGCTTATAAGTCCGGTATGACTTATGACGTCCGAGATCTTAGACCAAGGATATTAGCTTTTGCAAATAACAGCACACATCAATCAAGTGCATGTCTCGATTTAGTAGCAGACATGCATTTTTGTTCTGAAGCTGTAGAAACTGAGTCTATATCTTCCGAAGAGGCTGAGAAGCCTATAGCTTTCTTTGACGTGGAAGTATTTATTAATCTGTTCATTATATGCTGGAAAGCAATTGGAACAGACACTGTTGTTAAGATGATTAATCCAACTCCGAAAGAGGTATCGGATTTTGCTACTAACTTTAGATTAGTTGGCTTTAACAATCGTCGATACGACAATCATATTCTGTATGCAAGGATTCTTGGTTATGACAACAAGGAGTTATATTCTCTTTCACAGAGGATTGTAACCGGAAGTTCGAATGGCTACTTCCTTGAGGCATACAATCTTTCCTACACGGATATTTATGACTTCTGTTCTAAGAAGCAGAGTCTTAAGAAGTGGGAAATCGAGCTTGACATTCATCATCAGGAGCTTGGTCTTCCTTGGGATCAGCCTGTTCCTGAAGATATGTGGGCTAAAGTTGCAGATTACTGCGTTAATGATGTAGTAGCTACGGAAGCAGTGTGGAATGCAAGACAGCAGGATTTTGTGGCAAGAGAGATTCTATCGGATATTTCCGGGCTTAGCATCAACAGTACAACAAACAGCCATACAACAAGACTGATAGTTGGAAATGATCCGCAGCCGCAAAGTAAATTTGTATATACGGATCTAAGTAAGATGTTCCCAGGCTATAAGTTTGATAGAGGCAAATCAACATATAAAGGAGAAGAAGTAGGAGAAGGTGGCTATGTATATTCTGAACCGGGAATGTATAAGGATGTGGCTTTACTTGACATCGCTTCGATGCACCCTAATAGTGCAATTAATCTCAATATCTTTGGTCCATATACCAAGAATTTTGCTGAGCTTGTGCAAGCTCGTATATTTATCAAGCATGGTGATTATGATGCGGCTGGTAATCTATTTGATGGAAAGCTTAAACCATATTTGGAAGACCATGAGCAGGCAAAAGCGTTAGCATATGCACTTAAGATAGCTATAAATTCCGTTTATGGTTTGACTGCTGCTAAATTCGATAATAAACTCAGAGACCCTCGTAACATCGACAACATTGTTGCTAAGCGAGGGGCTTTATTTATGATCGATTTAAAAGAGGAGGTGCAGAAGCGTGGATACACGGTTGCACATATTAAGACAGATAGCATTAAAATTCCTGAAGCAGATTCAGAAATTATTGAATTCGTCATGGAATTCGGTAAGAAGTATGGATACACGTTCGAGCATGAAGCAACATACGACAGAATGTGCCTTGTTAACGATGCAGTCTATATTGCCAAAGATAAATCAGACGGCCATTGGACAGCAACGGGAACTCAGTTCCAGGTCCCTTATGTATTTAAGACCTTGTTCAGTCACGAGCCAATCATATTCAAAGACAAGTGCGAGACAAAGACTGTTACCTCGGCTCTATATTTAGACATGAATGAGGGATTAGGCGAAGACGAGCATGACTATCATTTTGTGGGAAGAGCTGGTCAGTTCTGTCCTATAAAGCCTGGTTGCGGTGGTGGCCTTCTCATGAGAGAGAAAGATGGAAAATATTACGCCGCAGGCGGAACTAAGGGATATCGCTGGCTTGAGTCTGAAGTAGTTAAAGCACTTGGTAAAGAAGATGATATTGACATCAAGTACTATCTTGATTTAGTCGATGATGCTGTCGCTGCTATATCTGAATACGGCGACTTTGAATGGTTTATATCTTAGAAAGGAGCAAGAAATGTCAACTTATAACAATATTACAGTAGAGGGAGCTAAAATCAAATACAGAAATTTTGCAGGAAGAGAACGTGGCCTTAACCCTGCAGGCAGAAGAAATTTCTGCGTTATATTTGACGAAGAGACTGCCGATGTTCTCAGAGGCGATGGCTGGAATGTAAGAATGGACAAGTACGGAGATGAGGTTCTGCAGGTAGCAGTTGAGTATAAGAATTTTCCGCCAAGGATCGTTCAGATATCCGGTAACAACAAGACCGTTCTTACAGAGAAGCAGGTAGGTCTCCTGGATGATGCCGAAATCATCAACATAGACCTTATCATCAGACCATATAACTATAACGTTAATGGTAAATCCGGCGTTAAGGGATATTTGAAGACTGCCTATGTAACAATTCAGGATGATTTCGGTGGTAAGTATGCCGATATTCCTGATGCTGATGACAACATGTTTAACCAGGAGATGGAAGAACAGATGAATGATATTCCGTTTTAAGGAAGGTGATGCAATTGAGTGTTCAGCTTGACGATAATCAGTTACTGGCACTTGAGCAACTGAAGAGTGGATCTATATTGTGTGGTGGTGTAGGCTCTGGCAAATCTCGGACTTCACTTGCATATTTTACAGTTAAAGAGTGCAAGGGTGGTCTTAACGGAGAACCGATGCAAGAGCCGAAACCTCTATATATTATCACTACGGCCAAGAAGAGAGACAGTAAGGAATGGGAGGATGAATTTCCTCCTTTTCCTTTTGACTCTATTGATATTCGCATTGACTCCTGGAACAACATAGGCAAGTATTCAGAAGTTAAGGATTCGTTCTTTATATTTGACGAGCAAAGACTTGTTGGTTCTGGTGCTTGGGTTAAAGCGTTTTTGAAGATTTCCAAAAGTAATAATTGGATTTTGCTTAGCGCCACTCCTGGCGATACATGGATGGATTATATTCCGGTATTCATTGCTAACGGCTTCTATAAAAATAGAACTGAGTTTATTAGGAGACATGTCGTGTACAGCAGGTTTGCAAAATTTCCAAAAGTAGACAGATATGTTGAAACTGGTAGATTACTTCGACTTCGAAAATCCATATTAGTCAACATGAAGTATGTCAAGCCCACACAGCAACATCATTTTCGCATAACAGTTGGCTATGACCATGTCACTTATAAGTATGTAACAAAGAACAGATGGGATATTTACAAAGACGAACCGCTTAAGGATGTTTCTGGATTGTGTTATTTGCTTAGAAGAGTCGTCAATACGGATCAGCAAAGAGTCGATGCTGTACGAAGACTAATTAGTGAGCATCCTAAAGTAATCATATTTTACAATTTTGACTATGAGCTTGAAATTCTTAGAGAGCTCGGCAATGAACTACAAATCACAACCGCTGAATGGAACGGTCATAGGCATCAGCCAATTCCAACCGGTTCTTCATGGATATATTTAGTTCAGTATACGGCTGGGGCAGAAGGTTGGAATTGCACAACAACAAATGTGATTATATTTTACTCTCAAAACTACTCATACAAAGTAGCGGTGCAAGCTGCTGGGAGAATTGACAGACGAAATACGCCATACACTGATTTATATTACTATCACATAAGATCTAACTCATCAATCGACGTCGCTATTCATCAGGCATTATCGAGAAAGAAGAACTTTAATGAAAGGGGATTCGATGCCTAGTTTATATTTAAAGTCAGGTAAACCGCCAAAGCATCCTCCAATAGTTATTTTAGAGACTGGCGAAGTTTTCCATACTTTTAAAGAAGCCGCAGATGCTATAGGTGGCGATAAATCAAATGTTCGAAGGGTAGTCTATGGCGTGCAGTCAAACCATAAAGGCTATCACTTCCAGTTTCTAAATAATTAGAGGCTCAAGAATTACAACGCATATAATAGGAGGAATAGGACTTTTTACCTATTCCTTTTATTTTTGTGCGGAAAGAGGTACCTAATGCGAGAGAACAAATTTCAAGGAGACTTAATCAAAGAAATCAAGAAACTGTTCCCAGGTTGTATGGTGCTCAAGAATGACCCGAATTATATTCAGGGAATTCCGGACTTGCTTATTCTGCATGGCAAGAGATGGGCGGCATTGGAATGTAAAAAATCAGCCGATGCACCTATACGCCCTAACCAAGCATATTATGTGAAGCGCATGAATAAGATGTCCTTCTCAAGATTCATATTTCCAGAGAATAAAGAGGAGGTATTACGTGAACTTCAATCCGCATTCAAATCTGGTAGGTCAACACGCGTTTCTAAGCGCAAGTAAGTACCACTGGATTAACTATGACGAGGATAAACTTATATCCTCATATAAGAATTTTCAGGCTGTTCAAATGGGAACGCGATTGCATTCATTCGCGTGTGAATGCATTGAACTTGGGCAGAAACTTCCAAGAAAGAAAAAGACGCTTAATTTATATGTTAACGATGCAATCGGATACAAGATGACTCCTGAGCAGCCACTATATTATTCTGAGAATTGTTTTGGAACTGCTGATGCAATTGCATTCAGAAATGATTTTCTTAGAATTCATGATTTAAAAACTGGCAGTTCGCCAGCATCTATGGCTCAGCTTGAGATTTATACAGCTTTATTTTGTCTCGAGTATGGAATAAAGCCAACCGAGATTGGTAAAGAGCTTCGTATATATCAGTCCGACGAAGTTCTGGTGCACGAGCCCGAGAATGATCGGGTATTTCTGATCATGGACAAAATTGTATATTTTGACAAATGCATAAACAAACTCAAGACGGAGGCATAGAAATGTCATTATTTGATGAATTATTTCACACTGGAACACCACAGATGTTTGATGGCGATCCTCATGGGTCTGGTAGATTCAGACAAGGTTCTGGTGCAAAGCCATATCAGCATGGAGCTGGATCTTATTACGACCGAATAGACGAACTCCAGGCTCAGGGTATGACATATACTCAGATTGCAAATGAACTTGAAATGAGTACGACTAGACTTCGTGCTATAGTTTCTATTAAGAAAGAGGAGCAACTTGCCGCCGAAAGGGCGAAATGCCTGGAGCTTAAGGATAAAGGTTTTAATAATCTTCAGATTGCTACCGCAACCGGTCTTACTCCATCAACGGTTGCCAATAGACTTAAGCCGATAGAAGAAGAGAGAGCTAATAAGAATCGTCAGGTTGCGGATTTTCTTAAAGAACAAATAGAGCAGGGCAAGCCATATTTGGATGTAGGAGATGGCGTAGATAGACAGCTTAATATTCCTAAAACACGTCTTGAAAACGCAATAAAAATGCTTGAAGAAGAAGGGTATAAAATAAATACCCTTAAAGTTGAACAGCCTACAAACCCAAATCAGAAGACAACTTTAAAGATACTTACAAAAGAGGAAACTCCTTATACTGAAATTTGGCAGAATCTAGATAAACTTAGATCGCCAATGGGCGTATATTATGATGAAGCTGATCGACCAAGAGTAATTCAAAAGCCTCTTGATATTGATTCTAGCCGAATAGCAATTAAATATGCAGAAGATGGCGGAAATCTGAAAGATGGTGTAATAGAATTAAGGCCGGGAGCTAAAGATTTGTCTTTAGGTCAATCTGCATATGCTCAGGTTCGTATATCTGTAGATGGAACACATTATTTAAAAGGTATGGCCATGTATAGCAAGGACCTTCCGCCAGGAGTTGATATTTTGTTCAACACTAGCAAGCATGAAGGTACACCAATGCTTGGCTCTAAAGATAATACGGTGCTTAAACCGATTAAAGCTGATCCAGCAAATCCGTTCGGAGCGACAATACGTCAATTGACAGATTCTGCAACCGGAAAAGTTATTTCAGCATGCAATATAGTTAATGATGATTCGGACTGGGATAAATGGTCTAAGAATTTAGCTTCTCAATTTCTTTCTAAGCAAGACCCATCTTTAGCAAAAAGGCAGCTTAATTTAGCGTATGATGCGAAAAAAGCCGAATTTGATAGAATACGAAAAATACCAAATGAAGCAGTAAAGAAGCATATGCTTTTATCATTTGCTGACGAATGTGATTCTGATGCGGTTGAACTTAAAGCGGCGGCTCTTCCTAGACAGCGAACTAAGGTTATATTACCTTTGACGACAATCAAAGATAATGAGGTATATGCTCCTGGCTATAAAACTGGCGAGCAAGTAGCTCTAGTTAGATATCCTCATCAAGGTATATTTGAGATTCCTGTACTGACCGTTAATAATAATAACAAGGAAGGTCGCGATATTTTACGTGAGCCTAAGAATGCTATTGGTATTAATTTGAAGGTTGCAAATAAACTTTCTGGAGCAGACTTTGATGGCGATACTGTTGTTTGTATACCGCTAAAAGGTCAGACAATAAAAACAGCACGTACACCAGCATCCCTCGAAGGCTTCGATCCTAAAGAGAGATATAAATTACCGGATAGTTCTCCTGAAGTTGGACCAAAAACCGGCTTTAATAAGCAGACTGAGATGGGAAAGATATCTAATCTCATAACAGATATGTCGTTGCAAGGTGCTTCGATGGATAAAATCGTCAGGGCTACAAAGCACGCACAAGTTGTTATTGACGCTGAAAAGCATCACTTGGATTGGAGAAGGTCGTACGAAGATAATAGAATCGCCGAGCTTAAGGAAGAATTTCAAGGAGGAGCAAACCGCGGAGCAGCTACTATTATATCTAAAGCAAGCTCTGATGAAAGAGTTCCTATTCGAAAAACTTTTCAACCTACTGCCAGAAGAGAAGATGGAAAGGGCGGAGATATTGATCCTAAGACTGGTAAGAAGTTATACAAAAACACCGATGAAGAAACTTATAAATATCGGCGTAAGTATATTGATTCCAATGGTAAATCAACGTCCAAAGAAGTCACCGTTTTTAAAGATAAGAACGGTGATTTTTATTATAAAGACAAGACTACTGGCGTAAGAGAAAAGGTTCCGGCAGATAAAGTTAAAACTAAACTCCGTCTTGAGACATCTAATAAGATGACTGAAATTTATAATAAGGGCGGAGATGCATACGATTTAGTATTTGATAAAAATAATAGAATTGAAAAATATTATGCTGGCTATGCAAATCGTATGAAAGCTATGGCAAATGAGGCCCGTAAAGAATATTTAGCTACGCCAAATCCAAAAGTTAATAAATCAGCCAGGCAAACATATGCTGCAGAAGTAGATTCTTTAACTAAAAAGCTTAATGGTGCTTTGAAAAATGCACCTAGAGAAAGACAGGCTGTTGCTCTTGCATATTCGGAGATATCTAAAATTAAAAAATATAACCCCGAGATAGCAAATGATAAAGATGCCATGAAGAAAAAAAGGGCCCAGGTAATGGATGAAGCCCGGGTACGCACTGGCGCCCTAAAGCGTAGCAAGCGGAACATTGAGATTACGGATCGAGAATGGGAAGCTATTCAAGCTAATGCAGTTTCTAATGAAACTCTAAAGAAAATTTTCCGTAATACCGATAGCAAAAAGCTTAAAGAAAGGGCGATGCCGAGGAATCAAACTGCTATGACATCTGCTGCTACTGCAAGAGCTCGGGCTATGCTTAACATGGGGTATACCAGAGAAGAAGCAGCAGATGCTTTAGGTGTATCAGTATCTACTCTTGATCGTGCATTGTAGAAAGGAGGAATGTGATGAGTCAAGACAATAAGAGAATTGTAGGCTACATGCTTACTACTTATGACAATCCATTCGATCCAGTAACACAGTACGACGAGTGGATGTTCTATGATGAACGGATCCTAGGATACTGTACTAATGCTTACCTTGGCAGAGTGGCCAAGCTTGCTCCTAATCTCACAGCTTTAGAAGTGTTGAATGAGACCTCCCGGGCCATGGACGACATAATAAGGATTAATGGACCAAACTTTTATAAAAAAGTACCAATATATGCCTAAAAGCGAGTTTCAGATGACTTTAGCTGGGTAAGCAATATAAAAATAATATAAAAATAAACTTATTTCGACACCGGAGGGGGGTCTCCAAAATTACACCCCCCTCTAGGATCGCGCCGGTCTTTGAAATTTCTCCAGAGGAAATTTTTCATATTTAGTTCTATATTCTTTGCGGGGTGCTAAGCCCCTCATGCAATCATTTCTTCGCTCCTTTCTGATTAGCAATATACTACACTACCTATTTATGCCATTCAGCATCTTAGCACCCCACAAAAAGTATAGATAAAGTTATATTTTCTTAAGGAAAAGGAGAGCAAACACTATGGGAAGTAGGAAGAAGCCTACCCCAACTGATCGAAAGTATAAGCCAAAACCAGCCGAATCTCCCGAGGCAAGGTTAAATCAACTTGTTGCCAAGGCTTTTGATCTGGTTGAGCGGAGGTTAGACGAAGGAACTGCTACTTCACAGGAAACTACAACTCTTATGAAGTACGGTTCACCAAAAGCAGAGCTTGAAAGACAGAAACTACAGACTGAAATTGATGCATTACATGCAAAAATTGAAGTATTGGAATCTTCTAAGCGCTCTGAAGAGTTATACGAGAAGGCAATCAAGGCATTCGCCACCTATAATGGTCATGGCGATGATTTAGATGATTTTGAGGAGACAGAATGAGTGCAATCAATGAAGAAAGTATTCTTATCAGTATTCGAAAACTTGTGGGACCAGAAGATGACTATACTCATTTCGATCCCGATATTGTTATACACATAAACGCAGCCATCAATAGACTATTCCAGTTAGGTCTTACAGAGGCTAAAGGCTTTAGGGTTACATCTGAAGCAGAGACTTGGGGTGATCTGTTTGGATCAGACGAAGAAGTCATCGATATGTGTAAAACATTTATTTATTACAAAGTTAAGATGGGTTTTGACCCACCAACTAGTTCAATTGCAGCAGAAGCAATTAACCGTGAGATTGACAAGCAGGAATGGCTTATCAATGTTTGGATTGAATCCAACAGGGAGGAGTAATGTTTGTATATTTCAATCCAAATCCCGACAAGAGACTCGTAGGAGACTGCGTAGTCCGGGCAATTTGTAAGCTTACTGATCAGGATTGGGATACTATTTTTGAGGGCCATGGGTTATTCTGTGGCCCTCCTTTTTATTTTGGAGGTACACATGGCTCAGAATTATTATCTCATGCACCATGGTATAAAGGGCATGAAGTGGGGTGTGCGTAGAACCCCAGAACAGTTGGGGCATAGAAGCCTTGGCGAAAAAAGTAGTTCGGGAGAATCCACATATTCTGTAAAAAAGTACGGAGAACTCGACGAACATTCCTTTTCGAGAGTTAATACTGAAGGAAAATCTTACCTAGATCAAAAGCTTGCCGAATATGGCGACGAATTCGAAGACCGGTTAATTAGCTATGGATGCAACATGTGTCTTCGTATGGAACGAAGGGGAATAGACTATGCAAGCGATGCCATCCTTAAACCTTCAGACACGAATAAATCAGCGCTTCGTTTATATGATTACGAAATGAAGATAGAAGATGATAAAGAAAACTCATATATAAGTGGATCTATTCACGTTTACGGAACGAATAAGGTATTTGTTGCCGGCGTTGAATCAGATTACTCAGATGAGGAACGATGGTATTCCATTGCAGACTATAAGAAACAGTATCCGGATCTATATAGTAAACATTACGAGGTTAGACATTCGGTATTTTCAGACAATGAATTATATCACCATGGCATAAAGGGCATGAAGTGGGGTGTGCGTAGAACCCCCGCTCAACTTGGGCATAAGCCCTCAGTGAACTCGAGAGCAAAAACAAAACTTAGTGATCCTAATTTTCAGCGGAAAGCAGCGAAAGCCGCCAAGATAGCATTAGCAGTTGGCGCTATGTATGCTGGGCATAAAGTGCTGAATAATCCAGAAGCTATAAAGGCCGGGAAGAATGCATTATCGGCTGTACTTGGTGCAAAAGGAGCTGTGAAAGTGTCAGCTGTTAAGGCAATTACTAATACTTCAGAATTTAAGATTGCCAAAGCTGGTCTTGAAGGTGGTAAGAAAGCATTGAAGGTTATTCGCTCAGACAACTTCAGAAAGACTGTGAGCGGTATTGGTACAGTCGCTTCAACCGCAGGCGTTTTGCGCAAGCAAATAAAAGATCTTAAAAACAAGCCAGAGGGAGACGCTTTTGATAAAGCAGTAGGCTATGCAAAGAAAGGCTCTGCTATTGGCGAAAGCTTGAATACTATTGCGAGAGCTGGTTCGTCATCCTCAAGCGGAAGTTCATCGGGGAATGCTAATATCGGAAAAGATATTGCAGATAAGATTGGCAAACCAAGCAATAAAGGAATAAATAAAGGCGATAAGGCGTATAGTGATTTGTTCCGAAATAGAGACGCTGAGACAAGAAACATGATTCGAAGTTTGGCGAAGGCTGGCTATGATATAGACCAGATTCGAAAGTACTTAGAGCATTCCGCTATAGATGGCCGCATGATTTATCGTGGTTGGAGTTTTAATCCTATTGCTGGCTGCCGTTACATCTTCTAGAATTTCAAAATGGAGTAAAATTTATGTCCCTATCTAATACGGCGACCCCTTACTATTATGGCCAGTTTCGGGAAGCCGTAATGAGGGGCGAGGTCCCAGTCAACAAATGGATCTCAAAAGAGATGAATCGAATAGACGCTCTTATAAGAAATCCCGGAATTTACTACGACAACAAAGCCATGGATGGTTTTGTCGCTTTTTGTAATAATGAACTTACTCTGACAGATGGCTCGGACATGGCTCTTCTTGATTCATTCAAACTTTGGGCCGAGCAAGTCTTCTGCTGGTATTACTTTGTTGAAAGAAGTGTCTATGAGCCAGGGGAAGACGGAAAGCCCGGCAGGTATGTTCGAAAACGAATCAAGAAACGTCTAACTCAGAAACAGTATCTTATAGTAGCTCGTGGTGCGGCCAAGTCTATGTATGACTCTGCGATTCACGCTTACTTCTTAACTTGTGACGGATCTACAACAGAGCAAATGACCACGTCGCCGACAATGGCCCAATCCGAAACGGTACTATCTCCTATACGTACTGCAATCATAAGGTCACGAGGGCCGTTATTCCAATTTCTTACAGAAGGAAACATCCATAATACAACCGGCAGCAAAGCTAACCGTGTAAAGCTTGCATCCACAAAGAAAGGTATCGAAAATTTCCTTACAAATTCCAGTCTTGTTATAAGGCCTATGAGCCTAGATAAGAATCAGGGGTACAAAGACAAGATAGCAACCATTGACGAATGGCTTTCCGGGGATGTTAGAGAGGATGTAATTGGTGCTATCGAGCAGGGCGCATCGAAGAATGACGAGTATCTCATTATTCTTACAAGTTCCGAAGGTACTGTAAGAAATGGTATAGGAGATACTATCAAGATGGAGATTGAGGATATTCTTAATGG